CTGAATAATCTCCGTCATAAAAACGTTTTTTTGAATGATGTGCCATAATTAGGCCTTTCTTGAAACTGTAGAATTACTACAAAGTTATAAAACTTCTATCGAAATAAAGACTAGTATGGATGATATTATTTGCAACGGCTAATTAGTTAATAAAAATCATTCGGACTGCGAATGGAAATACACAGTCCGAATGATTTTTATAAAAGCAATCAATTATGTAATTAAACATAAGGATTTTAAGTATTTAAACTATACACCTAATTGTTGCATTGGTGAAGTTTGTTGCTGTGTAACATTTTGTTCTTGTGGTGATTCATATACTTGCTCCGATGGTCCTGATGCTACATTTTTCAATCCATCTTCAGATTCTTGTATGTCTTGATTCTTTAAAGAATTAGCTAAAAATACTAATTTCTCTAAATGCTCAATATCCATAGTTTCAAGTTCTTTAAGCGCTTTAACTCGATTAAGAAGTGCTGAGTTATCTTCCATATTAGCTTTATGAAGATTAGCCACTGCAAGCGCTCTATTTTCAGGTATACGAGACAATCTTTCTTGTTCAAGTCCAATATCAGCGCGGGCTCTTGCATATGCCAATTCAGATCGTGCTTGTTGTTCACCCATTGCAGCTTGCGCTTGTTGTTGTTGCGCTTGCGCTTGCGCTTGCTCTTGTTGTTGCGCATTTTTAATAATCTTATCTTTGCCTTGCATAGTTGATGCATCAAGTAAATCTGCGGTTGATATTGGAACTCCAGCTTCACGAAGTTGAAGTAATTGAGCAAATTGCATTTGACGTTGTGTGGTTGTATTTAAACCTTCTTCAACAGCTGCATGATATTTACCAAATGCTTTATTATAAAATTGAGGAGTCGGTTCTTCATTTTCAAGAATCTTTTTAATTTTACCAGGAGTAAAGTTTGCTTGAATAATATCAATCATTAATTTACCAAGATTTTTTTGTGATCTATCAAGCTGATCAAAAAGTACTTGAAGCGTTGTAAGCCCAGCACCTTGACGAAGCATTGCCAAAACACCCGCCTTATCATCAACAGCAGCACCAATAAGTTCATCATTAACACCTGATATTTGTTGAATTTCTTGAGCTAAAAGCTCAGATAACTGAATCATTGATGCTGGTACTTGTGGTGCTTGTATTTGTTGAACATCAGTCATTTGAGCTTCATCTTTAAGCGCAAGTCCACGACCTTGTCCAGATAAGAATACATCTTTTGGATTAACCAATGCATTCTCTTTATAAATCCAACCTGAATTGATTTGTGACTCTAAAATATCTAATTCGATAACACGACGTCTATTGTAAAGATATTGCGCATCTCGAAGTCCTCGAACTACACCTTGAACTCTTTGAGGAAAATATGGCATTTGAGGATTATAATAACCAAGGACTGGCACAAATGGATATGAATCAATTCCTAATGGATTTGGTCCATCATACATAACTTTGCCCTGAACCACGATGGCAAGCTTGACTGTTGGAACTTGGCTTTCAAGAACCGTAACTTCTGGATATGTTGCAAGAAACTGTTCAAGTCCTTGCTTGTTATCAGCTTTCCACTCCATGGTTTCACCAGTCTTTGAATCAACTAGCATTTTCTGTAAACGATAATCTCGATAATAAAATTCATCATAGGTAAGTAAGTTTTTATATCCATAGTTATATGATTCTGGCATAAATTGGAATTTACCATCACGACCAGTTCCTGAATCATTAAACGGTAAATCTGCTATTTCTTCAGCTTGTCCTGGCAACAATGACACGCATTCAGCCTTTGTAAGAAATGATCTCTTCCAAATAGCATTACAATCAGAAAGATCTGCTTTGCGAAAAAAAGGATCAATAAGAAAGCTATTATAAGAGCAATTGTCAACACGTATATTCCCCGAGACTGGATCATTTCGATAATCTACCCATATTTGTAACAAGTTCATTCCTGTTACAAGTGCCCCATGAAACCCCTCAGAAATAGTTTCTAAAACTGATTCTTGTTGATTAACCCATAATAAGATTTTAGTAAACTGATCAGCCGTAGTTGCATCACCATTTTCAATCGGAACAACTATAGTTGATTTACGATTACGCCTTTGATGACCAGAAATCATGTTAATAACACGTCTAATTCGATTAAAATTAAACTGTCGTCGACGATTTGCAGGCAAATTTCCATAAAGATCTGTCCAAAGAGTCTGATCTCCCGTCTCAAATCGAGTATCTATATCAGCTTCGCCCCAGAAAGATTGGTTAATAGTAATAGATTGAGCATAAAATGCTTCCATCTTTGCTAATATTGTTTTGTGCTCTTCTGAATAATACGTAGGCCCGAGGTTGGGAAATATCATTGAACAACTCCTAAAATACAAAATAATCCTATTAGGATCATCCTAGTAAACTTTGAATTTCAAGCAAGTTTACTATCTGATTTATTTCTTAAAACTCTTCTTTTCATATCTTTTCTAACTGAATCATCCGAAACAATCTCTTGTGATATGATCTTATCAGGCTCCCATTTAAAACATCCACCACAATTTATCATTGGACAATCTCTTTCATGACCTACACAAGATCGAATTTGCATTTGTTGTTCCTGAAAATTAAATGATTCATTAAATCTTTTAATTGATTCAGCATCTCGTGGATTCTCTTGAGTCGTTATTACTTTAGTAGTTGTCGGATCTTGAATTGAGATATATTTATATTTTTCTTTAAAATAATACCACCAATCAAATATTTTCATTCATATCTCCATAAAACTTTACTTAATAATGAAATTTACATTCCATTATTTTCCTTTAATTAAATTCTTTTAATTTTAATTCATTAAAATCATAAATTTCTTTGTTTTCTTCATTTCGTCCATCTTTAAGCCATAGTTTATGATATTTTTTTGGGTCAAAAATTTTATATGCAGGAATATTAGAATCATGAATGATTAATCTATCAATATAATCTAACGCTTCTTGTTCCTTTATAATTCCAAGTTTATTATGCTTATAAATAAATTCTTGATTTGTTTCACCTTCTTCAGGTTTAAGATATATTTTAGTTCCATCTTCATTTTCTACACATATCAGAACTTCCACATCTTCTTCAACCGGTCGATCTTGCGCATCAATAGAATTCTTCAAACAAAAGGAATGTAATTTTTTTAACCATATTAAATGTTCTTGAATCGAAATAACCTTATTTTCCATTACTATCCTCAAATTTCACCCTATTTTGATCTTGCCATTGAACATATAAAGAATCTTCATTCAATGCTACACCATCTTCAATCTTTTCTTTATTATCTGAAACTTCTATAATTTCAGAATCCTTAATCTTTTCTATTTGATAATCTTCTATTGGATTACCCATCGCAAAGATTAAAATATTATCCCAACAAGCATTATTATCTTTATCAACTTGTAACATATCCTCATATGATTTTGATAAAAGTTTCTCAATGAAAATTTCTTTAAGATTTTCAAACTCTTGTAATTCTTCCAGAGTCGTTGGAGGATTAAACTCATACGAAATACCATCAAAAGAAACTGAAAATGATCTACCTTTTTCAGATAGTAATTTATCTAATGTATACTTTAATCCCAATGTTGCAGATTGAATCTTTTTACAGCATTTGAGTAAGTGATTATATTCCTTATTCAACATATTTAATTACCTTTTTAGTACATGGTCCTTGTACTGGAAATGGTCGCCCATTCTTTCTAATACAATAAGTACCATATGGATCATGCCATCGAACCACTACTTTTCTTAATAGAGATTCTGTTATATTTGTAGCAACATATGGTTCTTGATATGTTAATATTGGAACAAATACAGAATATAAAACATATGTATATGACATTATTTCTCCTTAATAAGTTGGAAATCATCGAACGCTAGCATAAGAAGTTGATTTACAAGAAGAAGCGCGTGCTCCAACTGATGTCCGACCAACTGCATAACCACAAGCTATTGGACCCATATAATTTACATAATGAGATCTTGAACTTTCAGATTCTTGCTTAACCATGAATAATCCAAGCTCTATTTCTGCTCGTCTTAATTCAGCGTCATCTTTTCCATATTTTTTTTCATATAAAGCTATATATTTATCAATCTTTTCTTTCTTCTGTTGCTTTTCATTGCATCCTGTTAACAAAAAAATAGGAATTATAAATAATAATCTTTTCATTTAGTCTCCTTAATAAGTTGGAAATTGTTCATTATTTGATTGGAAGAATTTAGGTACTGAACTATCAACACCTAAAACTGCTTCAGTGTATCTCTTTTCAAGCTCTTTAGGATTACCCGTTGTTGTTAATTTTGGTAATGCAACACACAAATAACGAACTGCATCTGCAATATGTGAAAACTTATCATGAACTGGCTTTTGTTTAAAAGTTCCCAATTTTTCATTTTTATCTTCTCGATAGTTTTCAAGTGCTTTAACAATTGGTTTGCCAATCTTATCATCAATCCAGAAACGAGGAAGATGACGACGAACTTGCTCAATACCATCAGCAATACGCGGAAGATCATCAGTGTATCTCATAAAAGTAATACCTAATTCATTCATCATACGCCAACGTGATACGCCAGTTGATAAATCATGCACCGCTAAATCGAATGGTCCAACATGCTTTGCATAAGTATACGGTTTCTCTTTTACGATCTTAGCGTAATGATCCAATCCCATTTTAGAATTAGAATAAAAATCAATAATACGAATCTGATTCGAATGGAGTTGCACAAATAAAATGCAAGTATCATCGGAAAAACCGATATCCCATGCAGTATAAACTGGCAAATAGGGCTCCCATTGAACTGAAGTGATTTGATTGTTACGATATAATTCTTCAACAATACGACCATAAAATGACCCATCAACACCAAGCTCCCATGAATTCCAATATTCTTGTTGTGCTAAATCTTTTGAAATCTCACCACTTTCAATATCATGCTGAATCTCTTGAATTGAAATATGCTTAGTATCTTCAATAGTAAGTTTTTCACAAAACCAATCTTTATTTCCATCCGCTACCTGAAAAAGATCATAAAAATGATTCTTTCCACGAACCGTTGATATAAATAATGCCCATCCATCAGAAGCACGAAGTATTGGAATAGAAAGTGACCATGCTCGAGGATCTTGAAGTGCATACTCAGAAAAAATCATACCCACCGCATTAGTACCAACAAGTGTTTTATCTACATCATCAGAACCAAGTATTTGTATCTGAGATCCATTAGTTAACGTAATACGCATTTGCTGCTCTTGCTTAACTTTAACAATCTGTTCTGGCAAATAATATTCAATAACTCGATTACCCTGAATATCGATACAGTTCCACAATATTTTTCGCGCTGATGAGTATGTTGGAAATATATAAAAGTATGTTCCTACGCGACGTAATGCTGCTCTGATCAACAAGTTAAATGCACATAGATCTTTACCAGCACGACGTGGCCAAATTGCCATATAACGCCGAAGTTTACCTTGCTCAAATGACTTAATTAATGGCATTTGATAACTTCTTGGTAAAAATTTGTCTAATTTAATGATATTATTCATTTTCAAGCTTCTTTAAATAACTTTCCAAGATTCTTTTTCGTACTAATAAAGACTGTATTGCAGATCGTGTATATTCGTCACTGTGCATACTTTTTAATATATCAAGCTTGTGCGTCACTCGATTCAGTAACATCAGAATGTTTGC